CCTTTTTTGATGATAGACGTACCAATAGTTGTGCCAAGGAATTCAAACTCAGCGGCGAATTCCGTAGCATTCATCATGGCATCGTAAGCGGTGGTTGTATCGAAACGGATTTGGCATGAAAGTTCACAACTTTGAACGCCAATTGGCAAGATTTCAATGGTATCAGAACCAATGCAACGAGCTGATGCATCATTTTTAAGGTTATTGTTCAAAGAAAAGTTAATACTTTGAACACACCAATGACTTGATGATGTAAGGCTTGCGAAGGTTGTTTCAACGGAAAAACGTCCGTTAGCAAAGGAAAGACTTTCCCAAGCTGTTGCGGTCATGGCCGATTCAATATCATTGGATACCTGGGTTGAATCTTTGAAAATCATGCTGGCATTCATGACAAGCGGCTCATCAAGGGCCGCTACGATGCCGAGAGTATTTACCTTCCCGCCATGATATTGCCAAACTTTGCCGGTTGTTGCCGGTCCTTTGCGATGGTTGATACAAAGCGATGTATAACTTTGATCCATCGAGCCTGAATTAAAGGTGTGAGTAAATGCCAGACCGCCTGCCGTTTCACCTGTAGCCGTTGCGCTGGTTACCGTTCCCCCAAATGCATTTTGAAGAAAATAGGCCATTCCCGTCACGTCAGGGGTGAAATAGGTTGAAATCTCACCTTGGACAGTTTTCCCTAGGCTAAAAACCTTGGACATCGTGCGTTTACGCTCGACTTGGTCCAAAATTTTACTATCTTTGATTGTCTTAAGAGACGCCGAAATAAAATCGATTCCAGCGGTTGCGGTGGTATATGTTCCGAACGTTGATTCACGTCCGATGCCAAGATAACTTTCGCCTGAATATAAAGATGATCCGCCTACTGTCATGGCTATGTTGTCCTTATGACTTGTTTAAAGTGATCTCTCCCTATATTAAAGATCATTTTATTGATCCCGTCAATTTTGGCCATTGCCTCACGACGTTCCTTCAATGCCTCAACAACTTTGGCTGAATCATCTGATTTATATTGGTATTGAAGTTGTTCTTTTAGATCGACGACTTTTTTCCCGCCAAGGATCGAATCTTTTGAGCATTGGAAAACATTAAGCCCGAAAGTTGAAATGTATTTCTGCGCCCATTTTGCGGAAAATAAGAGATTGTTTGACGTGTAAGCTATACGCCCAGATGGAACGGGAAGATAAGCCATCTTCATATAATTTGCTTTACCACCACCATCTTTATCAAACGAATAATAACTATCGTCGGTCCATGAATAATCATAACCAATCAATAGAATTTTATCGTAACCAAAGAAGTTATTTTTTCCACGCTCATCGGCTTGGGAAAGAAGCACAATTAAGGCATTGCTAACATTGGTTCCAGCGGGAACTATATTGTGGCATCCCGATAATTCAGAATATCTTTTTTCAAGATGCAGAACGTCTTTATTTACAAAGAAATATCGATCTTTCCAATTTCCATTTTCAACCCATAAAGGATTTGCACAAGCATTAGAAATAATTATAGTTTCTGATAGTTTATCCTTAATTGGTTTTAGGTATTTTTCATAAGAAACATTAGCATCGCAGACAATGCAAAATTTAGGAATGATGCCATTATTGATGCAGTGAATAAGGCATTTATCGACACAAAAAATATCTACATTGTTCTGATATTCTTTGATTAATTCGATGTTCTTTTCAAACGAATAACCATTGGCAATCAATAATGCGGCTTTTCCGATGCCTGAATTTTGAAAATCCAAAAGATCTTTTTGAGGTATGGTTGAAATTCTTTTGGCATTTTCATCCCACTGCTTACCCCATTGCTTATATGCAGATTCAGATTGTGCGCGAACTGATTTCTCGTCGATTGCCATTAATAATCCCCATCGGCTACCTGCCAGCATTGAATTCCAATTTTTCGCCACATATCGACGCATTGCTTTCGATCTTCGAGAGCAAAAAAGACATCATAACGGTCTTTAATCTTCTCCATAAAGATAATTTCTTTGGCTTTGGCGTCATTGTGAACGGTTTCTCTCATAAATAAATCCCATTTAATGCGCGATGGCAAGAACTCTTTCAGCCATAATTCGGTTGCCTCACGCAAATAAGCGCCGCGTGCGGTTACAAATAGGACGCGATACTCAAGGGAACTAATGACATTTAAAACCGCTAAGTTTGGTTTATCGAAAGGAAGTAATGACTCAAATTCATTAAGCTTTCCATCAAGATAATAATTGATTCTATGGGAGATATCGCAAAGGCATCCATCAAGATCGCAGATAATGGCGGGTATCATGATTCCTCAATAATCCATTCTTTAAGTTCGGTTAAAACTTCAAATTTTTCATCTTCGCCGTTGTCTTCGGCTTCAAACAACAATTCATCAATCTTTTCTAGCAACTTTTTAATATTCATCGATTCTCGCAATCAATGTTCCAACGCCATATCTGATATGGGTTTGCTCCTCAATGGGAAGCGTATGGTATTCAACCCGGTCAAATTTGCACCAACCAACCGATGCATTTAATTTGTGGTTTCTTCTAAGAATTTCCTCGATGTTTTCCATAAGGACTTCAATTTGCTCATCGCCTTCATCTTCCGTCATATCGAATTGTTGTGGTTCCCATACGCTAGCGACAACCAATAAATTAAGATTGGCACCGAATTTTGCGATTTTAAAATTGGTGTTGATATTGGTTTGCTGAATATCTTTTGTGTCGGCGTAAATTGTTACGTATGGGTAATAGGAAGATGAAACCGGAATCTTAAGTGGATTGACTTTGAATATGCTCTGAACCCTGGTATTCATACCAGTTGAGAGATCATAAGCCGCTGTTGTGGTATTGGCAGCATCCATTATGGATTTGAATTGCGTTTTGATATTATTGATGTCAATTGCCATTATTTTTCCAACATGACTTTGGTTTGTTTCTCAATGTCTTTGATTGCCTTATCACTTAACCACATAAATTGGCGTCTTGGCAATTTTGGACCGCCTTCATTATGCGCATAGGCATAAGGAAAACCTTTTCTGGTTTTCGCGTTATTGTACCAAACGATTGAATCGTCTGTGGTTCTCCATTTGTTGGGAAGGAAACTTTGCCTTAATCGACCAGTATCCTGAAGAACTTTATTGGCACCTTTGCCAAGTTTAGACATTCTTTCGGCATATTTGGTTGACCACTTTTGCCAACCACTATTCGGACCTTCTTGTTTATCAAAATGGTCAATGACATCTCGATAAATAAGAACGGAAAGAAGATCGACGAATTGCTTTGACTTCCCATCGATTGCCTCAAATTTAATGATAAAGTCATCCATTAAATCGGTGACTTTTCTTCCATCAAATGAGGCATAAAGACTAGCCAAATTAACCCCTTAATGTCGAGAGATCATTAAGTTTATCTGCATCAACTTCCCAGTCAAGAGGATCATCTTCGGCGAATGTCGAATTGTATCCGTCGGTATTGGAAAGAACTCCGAGATTATCCGAACGACGAGTAACAAGGGTTCCCGTAGAATCAACCAAGTCGGCTTTGTATGCAGCGATGTCTTTAAGGTTTTCAAGCGCCATTTTAATGAGAGCCTGACCACGTGCAATCGTTTCTTTCCCCCCGCGTGAAGCACGAACCCAAAACAATCCCTCTGCATAAGTTTCGGTTAAGCTTGTAACCGTTGGAGGAATTGCCGTTGTTGTGTTCCATGAAGATGTATCGTATCTCTTTGAAAGATACTTATTCACTTCATTTTCTGCGTGTGTAATGCATTTTGAAAGCATTGCGCTATTGGCCGATGTCAACGTGTTGAAATCAACCAATAGCGTGGAAATTGCGGTTGTTGTTGCGTAGGTTCCCATTATTTAAATTTGATCCCTTGCGCTTTACATTCTTTTTCTGTTCCGACATAAACACTAGAAACATTTCCAGCAAGACTTTTGGTTTTTTTCACAACCTTACCGTTTCTTGCTTCATGCCATGATTCAATTGGTTTTTCTTCTTTGGCCTGTTTTTTTCGCGCCTGACGCTCATGATATTGATCGGCTTCGGCTTTGCGTGATTCTGGAAACTCGATACCTGACATAAAAAACCTCATAAAAAATAGGGGAGTTATTAGCTCCCCTATATCATTATCAAAAAAACAAAATTAGACAATAACTTTAAACACCTTTGATTAAGAACCCAGACAAGGAAGCAACAACTTTGGCTTGGTATTCCATGTTGACTTCAATGGCTTCAGCTTCACGCTCTTCAACCCGCCAACGTTTCGTCATTGGGATATTTTTGCGGAAGATGTAACCAGAAGATGGCAACAAAGGACCGGCTTTTGCTGGTTTATAACCCAAGAATGCCACATTACCCCAGAAGTTGGTCAATGATGCAGCTACGCCTTCAGCGGAAGTGTCATAGGCACCATTTGCAATCAACAACTCAGGAAGATCGAAAAGACCGGCCAACATTGCAGGCGTCATTTCTTTGCTGGTATATTTCACACGCTCAAGAACGGAAACGTGGTTCTTGCAAGAAACGTAAGCGTCTCGTGGCAAAATACCAAAGTTTGGCGTGTAACCGCTGTTATTGATAACGGTTGAAGCACCGGTATCAAATACAGGGATAGGGTTAGAAACCGTGGTGTTTTGGCTAAATGCAGCAGTTGCAGCAAGCGATACGTTCAACGACCATTGTGTGGTTGTGAACAAATCAGCAACAGATTTTTCCATCCGACGCAAGATGGTATCGGTCAATTGCTCCGTTGTATCGGTACGCAAATCGGCGATATCATAGTTGTCGGCATCGGTAT